ACCCCCGAGGAAAAACCCATGACCCTGAAGACGGTTACCGTCGACGGCATCCCGGTTGAAGTAACCGACCAGGGCGCCGTTGTCATCGCCACCCTGCAAAGCCGCCTGGCCGACGCAAACAGCAAGCTGACCACTGCCGAGGCGGCGCATGCCACTGCCATCGCCGCCAAGGACGCCGACTTGGCCAAGAAGGACGCCGAGATCGACGGCCTGAAGGCCAAGCAGGTCACCGACGCTCAGCTCGATGAGCGCGTGAAGGCCCGCGGCGACCTGATCGCCAAGGCCAAGACCATCAGCGATGCCGACTACAGCGGCAAGAGCGACGCTGATATCCGCAAGGCCGTGGTGGTTGCCAAGCTGGGCGACGCAGCCATCGCTGGCAAGACCGAGGCCTACATCGACGCTCGCTTCGATCTGCTGGTCGAAGATGCTGCCACCGACCCGGTGCGTCAGCACTTCCAGAACAAGGACCACAAGCCGCAGAGCGTGCATGACAACGGCCAGGACGCCTACGAACAACGCCTGCAAGACGCCTGGAAAGGGGGTGCCAAGTAATGGCCGTTCAAGATACCTACTCCGAAAGCATTCGCCCGGCGGTACCCGGCCAGCTGGTCGACATGTCGCCCAAGACCCTGATCTCCCGCACCGTAGAAGACGCCAATGGCATCGGTTTCGGTCTGCCGGCGTTCCAGGGCGTTCAGGACAAGGGCATCAAGAACACCGGTACCGCGGCCCAGTTCGTCGGTATCACCGTTCGCGAGCGCTCCCTGCAGGCTGAGGCCAACGGCTTCAAGCAGTACGACTCGGCCCGACTGATCACTGAAGGCCCTGTGTGGGTGACCGCTCCGGCCGCAGTAGCCGCTGGCTCGCCCGTCACCTTGGGCGGCGTGCTCATCCCTGGCGCGCGTTACGACACCAGCACCACCGCCGCCAACCAGGTCGCTCAGGTCCGCCTCGGCGTCGTGCCTGCACCTTCCGCCTAATCGGCCCATGGCATAGGAGCCAACCATGACTTACAAACTGCTCGACGCCCAGGCCGCCCTGGGCTTCGTGATCTCGCAGACCTCGCACATCGAGCGCCAGGTCAACGAGACCGTCTACCCGGAAATCCAGTACCCAACTCTGGTGCCGGTCGACACCAGCGCCCACCCTTGGGCCAAGACTGTCACCTACTACTCCTCGGACAAGTACGGCAAGGCCGACTGGATCAACGGCAACGCCGATGACATCCCGATGGCCGGCACCGACATGGCCAAGCACGAGACTGCTATCCACATGGCGGGTATCGGCTATGGCTTCGGCCTGGAGGAGGTCAGCCAGGCGCAGATGCTGGGCCTGAACCTGCAGGCGAGCGACGCGGCAGCGGCCCGACGCGCCTACGAGGAGATGGTCGACAAGGTTGCGCTGTACGGTGATGCCCGCAAGGGTTTCGTTGGCCTGACCAACGCCCCGACCGTCACCGCCGCGGCTGCGACCACCGGCGACTGGGACACCGCCACCCCCGGTCAGATCCTGGCGGATGTGAACAAGGCTCTGGCCGGGCAATACGCCGGCACCCTGTACACCGGCTTGGCTGACACCCTGCTGATGCCGTACAGCGCGTTCTTGCACATCAGCACCACCCCGCTGAACGACAACGGCACCGACACCATCCTGTCCTGGCTGTTGACCAAGAACGTCTACACCGCTCAGACCGGTCGCTCGCTGGTTATCCGTGCCATGCGCGGCCTGGACACCGCCGGCGCCGGCAGCACTGGCCGGATGGTCGCCTACCGCCGCGATCCGAATGTGGTGAAGATCCACATCCCGATGCCGCACCGTTTCCTGCCTGCGTACATCGCCGGCCCGCTGCGCACCGAGGTTCCGGGCATCTTCCGCCTGGGTGGCGTCGATGTGCGCCGCCCGAAAGAAATGCTGTACGTCGACGGCCTGTAAGGAGGGCGAGACATGGCACAGGTAACCAACAACAGCGACCGCACCCCGATCGGCCTGCCCAACGGCGTGCTGATCGCGCCCAAGCAGACCGTGGATGTCGAGGACTGGGGAAAGATCAAGGGCCACAAAGTCCTCGTCCACTACCTCAAGCACGGCATTCTCATCGTCGGCGGCGAGGCGCAGAAGGCTTCCGGCGGCGGTGAAGACAAGGACGAGCTCCTGGCCAAGCTGAAGGCGCTGGGCATCGAGGCTGGCAAAAACTCCAGCGTCAAGACCCTGCAGGAGAAGCTGGCCGAGGCTGAGGCCAAAGCCAAGGAAGATATCATCGCCAAGCTCACCGAGAAGGGTGTGGCCGTGGGCGAAGACGTCACCCTGGAAGAGCTTCAAGCCGAGCTGGCCAAGCACGCGTAACAACCCCGGGCGTTCCGGCAAATCCGGCGCCCATCAATTTGAGATACCACGATGCCTGACTTCTACGGGACATTGGCCGGCGCCGATGCGTACTTGGCTGCCCGCGGCAATGCCGCATGGGCTGCAGCTACCGACGAGGAAAAGCAGGCCGCCCTGGTGCGGGCATCGGGGTATGTGGACGGCATGGTCGGCCAGCAGGCGAGCAACGCCACTGCTGGCTGCGTGTACGTCTTCCCCGGCCAGAAGGCCGGAGGTTATAGCCAGTCCCTGCAGTGGCCGCGAACCGGCGCCGTGGATCGCATGGGCGACCAGGTGCCAGACGACGCTGTGCCCGCTGCCATCGAGAAGGCCACCTATGAGGCAGCCGCCCGCGAGCAGGCCGCCCCCGGCAGCCTCAATCCCGACTTCGTGCCATCCCAGGTGGTGCAGCGCGAGAAAGTCGGCCCATTGGAGCATGAGTTTGCGGTGGCCAAGAACGGTAACCCCAGCATCCGCCCAGTGATCGGCGTGATTGATTCGCTGCTGTACCCGCTTCTGGTCGTGCGCTGTCCGGCGCCGGCGGTGTATGTCGTATGACAGCCGCCGAGATCCTGCGGGCCATCGAGGCGCTGGAGCCGGGCATGCAGAACGCCTACCTCGACTCGATCCGCGCCGCAGTGGATGCAGCGGTGATCGCGGAGGTCGAGCGGCTCATTGCTGAGGATGACGAGCAGGGACTGGTTGCTTTGCTGAGCCTGGGGGCGCTGGCAGCATTCGCTGAAGCCATGCGCGGCGCATTCCTGGCCGGCGGCCGCCTCGAGACTGTCGCCATCATCATTCCCGCGCAGCTGCGCCGCGAGATAGGCCGGAAAGAGTTCGACCCATCCACCCAGCAGGCCCAGGCCAGAATCGCCCAACAAGTCGAGCAGGTTCGTCAGGTATCCGCCGACGGTGTGCGTGACTCGATCCGAGCAGTGATGGGGAGTCGGCGCACGATTGGCGGCCCGCAGCGCACCGCGCGGCAAGCTGCCCTTGACTTGATCGGCCGCACCAGCCCCCAGACCGGTAGGCGAGCCGGTGGAGTGTTGGGGCTGCCCGGCAACATGGCGCAGTACGTGGTCAATGCTCGCCAGCAGCTGCTGAGCGGCGACCCTGAGCAGATGGCCAAGCACTTCACCCGGACCCGGCGTGATCGGCGCTTCGACGGCATCGTCCGGCGCGCCATGGAGGCCGGCAAGCCAGTGGCCGCTGCCGACGTCGAAAAGATCGCTGGCCGATACTCCGACCGCCTGCTCAAGACGCACATCGAGATGCTGGCGAAGACGGCCGCTACCGAGTCATTCAACGCCGGCCGCGACCAAGCCTGGGAGCAACTGGTTTCCCAAGGCATGGATCGATCCAAGATCGAGAAGGAATGGCGGGACCGGGCCGACGAGAAGGTGCGAAACAGTCACCGGCACATGCGCGGCGAGACTGTGATCCTTGGCCAGCCCTTCCGCACCAACAGCGGCGCGCTGCTGCGTTATCCGGCCGATAGGGCTCTGGGTGCCGGATATGACGAGACGGCCAACTGCCGCTGCTACCTGATCTACCACCTGAGGACCTGACCCATGGCCGACATATATGACCGCAGCCGGGCGCTGGCGGTGCGCATGCTCGCGCCGCGGGAGAAGGGCGGGAAGGGGGCTGTGATGATGCTGCAGCGCCGGCAGCAGGGCCCGTATGACCCCGAGGCGGGCGGATCAGCGACCGTGACGGTTGAGCACCTGGGCTCAGCCTTTCGCGACACCTTCGCCCTGAGCGACATCGACGGGACCGTGATCAAGCAGGGCGACGTCAAGCTGCTGGTCTCACCCGAGAAGCTCGACGGCAGTGACCTGCCAGAACCAACCACACAGGACCGCATCCTGTTCGACAGCAAGACCTACACCGTCATTGGCGTGAAGCCGTGGGATTACGCGGGCCTGGCGGTCGGCTTCGAAGTGCAGGCGAGGGCATAGCATGGCTAATTCAGTCCACCACATGACCTCCAGATATGGAGGCCTTGAAGGTTCATTCGCTCAACAGCTTCAACAGTTCCGAGATCAGACGCTGGAAGATATGACCGAGGCCTTTCAGCTGGTCATGATCGAAATCGGGGCGTCGATCATTCGGCTATCACCAGTGGACACCGGGCGATTCCGCAGCAATTGGCAATTTACCGTCGACACCCCGGCCAGTGCCAGCCTCGACAATTACGACCCGCAAGGACACGAAACCATCGCCAAGTTGGTTGCCGACGTGCAGCACCTGAGCTACGGCCAGACCGCCTACCTGGTCAACAACCTGATCTACTCGATTCCGCTCGAATATGGGCATAGCGGCCAAGCGCCCAAGGGCATGGTTAGGATCACGCGCGATCGCTTCCAGCAAATCGTCGAGCAAGCTGTTCAAGAGGTCACCGCATGAGTCATGCACTTGCTCGCCAGGCCATTGAAATAAAGCTGGCCGCCTGGGCAGCCGCGCGCCCGATCCGGGTGGCGAATTTCGAGCAAGCATTTGACCCGGTCCCTAATGAAATCTACCTCCGCGCCTTCCAGTTGCCGGCCAGCACCATCTGCCGCTACCTGGGCGGAGAAGCCTACGAATACAGCGGGATCTACCAGGTCAGCATCGTTTGCCCGTCGGGCCAGGCCCTCGGCATTGCTGAGGCGCTGATCGACGAGCTCAGCCGCCTGTTCCATGTCGACACCGAGCTCAGCCGCAAAGGCTTCGAGGGCTTGATCGTTGAGCCGGTCGAGCAGGGCCCAACCATCCCCGAGTCGGCGACCTACACGGTCCCGACCAGCTTCACCTACCGCGGCGTCGCGGACCAACCGCCCGCTGGGGCATAACCAACCGCCGCCCGGCGGGTTTTCTGGAGGAACCACACCATGGCCGCACGCTTCCCGCTGCCGAACGGCGCTATCGTTGAGATCGCCGCGACCCTGGGGGCCGCAATCCCCTTCACCGCAATCACCAACGCTGCGCCGCCCGTGCTGAGCGCCGTCGGCCACGATCTCACCGCACAGGATGTCGTGCTGATCGACTCCGGCTGGGCCAAGCTCACCGACCGCGCAGCGCGTGTGGTTAACCCGCTGACCGACAGCTTCGGCCTGGGCAGCATCAGCACCGCCAACGCCGAGATCTACACCCCCGGCGCCGGACTGGGCTCCGTGATCCCGGTCACCGACTGGGTGCAGATCTCGAAAGTCACCGGCTTCACCCCCTCGGGCGGTGAGCAGCAGTTCGCCACCGTCGGCTATCTGGAAGACGATGACGACCGCCAGTTCCCGACCAACCGCAACCCGCTGAGCCTGGCCATCGTGGTCGAGGACCAGCCGGCAGCTGCCTACGTGGGTGCGGTCGAAGGCTTCGATGAGTCCAAGGAGCTGACCGTAGTCCGCCTGAAGCTGCGCAACGGCGATCAGATCCTCTACCCGGGCTACGTCAGCATCACCACCACTCCGACCATGGAACGGAACAACATCATGACCCGCACCATCAGCGTCGGCCTGTCCGGTCGCCCGCTGCGCTACCTGGCCGTCTAAGGAGCCACCATGCCGAAGATCAAGATCGCGCAGAACCCGACGTTCACCGCTGAGGTGAAGATCCCGCGCGTGGGCGGCGAACCAGTGGCGGTGGACTTCACCTTCCGCTACCTGGATCGTACCGCCCTGGCCAAGCTGTACGACGGATGGAATCAAGCCTTCGAAGTACACGCCGAGAAGTGCAAGTCCGAAGGAGCGACCCTTGAGCAGTTCACCGCCGGCCAGCTCCAGCTACAGGCCGGCCAGATCAAGGCTGTGACTGCCGGCTGGGGCTTCGACGACAAGTTCAACGACGAGGCCATCCTTGAGCTGGTGACCACCTGCGTCGGTGCTCCTCAAGCCGTTCTGGATGCCTACCAGGAAGCCTACAACCCGGCCCGCCTGGGAAACTGAAGGCGGCGGCGCGGGCCCTGTATGAGCAAGGCCCCTCCGCCGAGCAGCTGGCGTTTCTGGGGCTGACCCTGGACGACATCGAAACCGAGGACGTGGAGGTCTGGCCAGATGCGTGGCCAGCCTTCTGCTTGTTCGAGGCCTTGGGCACGCAATGGCGCCTGGGGCCAGGAGGTCCGTCAGGGCTCGACTACACGGCTATCCCCGGCACCGCCAAGATGATCGGGATCAAGCGTCGAGGGCTGGAGGAGGCATTCGCCGACCTTCGCGTAATGGAAAATGAGGCCTTGGCGGTGATGGCAGAGTCTGCAACTTGAAGATAGAGCGTGGCCTCCAGGGCGCTCTTAGCTCTTGCGAGAATCCTTTCTGCGGCGATCGGCCACCCGTTTTTTGAAATCTTCTGCCATGTCTGGGTTGTCTCTGATCATCTGAAGGCCCCACAGGAGCGCGCCGGAAATCACCTCTTCAATTGGCTGTCCCGTATCCTCGGAAAATTTTTGCAGGCGATCCATGGTGATCTTCTCGATTGTCAGCGGAAGCTCAACGCCGTCTGGCTCTTCGAGGATCATAGACACAGACTCCGGCTCGCTGTCGTAATCCTGAAGCTGCTCAACGGGTACACCCAATGCTTTTGACAGCTTCACAAGAGCCGTCATGCGCGGCAGCGAAAGCCCTGTTTCGTAACGACCGATCTGGGGAACACTGATCCCTGAAGCCTTAGCGAGGTCTTTTTGAGTCATCTCGGCATTGGCGCGTAGCCGCGCAAGCTTGGCGGGGAAACCCTTGGGATGGCGCATGGTGATTCCAAATTCTTCGATCAAGCAATGATGTCTGGGAAATATATTTCACGCAACAGATGATGCTAAATGATGTTGACACGACACCTCCAAGTGATGCTAAATGATGTCTATTGATTGATAAGGAGGTGTTTGATGAAAGGCGAAAGCAAGTCTCGTTACCCGTTGAGCCTGGTTGCTGGAGTGAAAACTCAAGCGGAGGAAGAGGCGAAAAAAAATCGCCGTAGCCTTAATGCTGAACTGGGCCTGCTGATTGAGGAGGGTCTGAAATGGCGAGAAATGCAGAAGCATCAGGCCACAGCCTGAAAACGAAGAAGCCCCAGTGCGGGAACACTGAGGCTTCGGAGATCAACGAAGTCATCGATCAGGAAAACAACGTCATGAGCGATAATAGCACAAACGTAGTCCCGTTCAATTTTGGCGAGCAGCAGGTGCGCACGCTACTGATTGCTGGCGAGCCATGGTTCGTAGCTGCTGATGTATGCCGGGTGCTTGAGGTGGGGAATACCACTCAGGCGGTTCAGGCTCTGGATGAAGACGAACGGTCTATGTTCAACATAGGTCGTCAGGGCAACGCCAATCTGGTCAATGAGTCAGGCCTCTATACCCTAATCCTGCGTAGCCGGGACGCGGTGAAAAAAGGCAGCAAGCCCCACGCTTTCCGAAAATGGGTGACTGCCGAGGTTTTGCCGTCGATCCGTAAGGCGTGCCGCTACGATGACAAGCAGGCCAAAATGCCAACCCTCATTGACGAACTGATCGGCATGAGCGAGCTGAGCGTCATCAAGGGCCTAATCAGGGACAAGGCAAAGGTAGTTCCTGCCAATATGCGCCAGAGCTTCGCCATGACCATGCACGGTAGGCTGCATACCCGATTCAACGTGCCGCGCACTGAGTTGATCCCTGCAGGCCAGTTCGAATCGGCATGCAATTTCATCGCGGCATATGCACTTGAGGGCGAGTACATTGAGGCCATGCAAAAGCATGGCGTCGCGCTTGACCAGTACGAAACTCATCACCTTTATCTGCTGATGTCGCGATTCGCGGCCATGTTCAAGCACAAGAACGACATGCTTGCAGCTTCCAGGGCTCTCGGGTCTACGCCGCTCATGGGGATTTTTGAGCAACTGAAGGAAGGCGACCGTTCTTTTGAGGTTCTTGATCGTCGTCGTGCCGAGATCTATGGGGCTTACAGCGCTACTGGTTGCCAAGGTGGCTATGCATGGAGGGCTGTAGCATGAGCGCGCTGATGATTGCAGGTATCGAAATTCACCAAGACCATGACGGCCGCTTCAGCCTGAACGACTTTCACCGGGCAGCCGGAGGCGAAACGAAGCATCAGCCAGCGTTCTTCATGAAGCGTCCGGAGACCGTTGAGCTGATCGAGGAAATTTCTAACTCTGCCGTGGAGCAGAATTACGCCCCTACGGCTTCAAAGGCGGGCCGCTACGGTGGCACCTACGTAGTGAAGGAGTTGGTTTATTCCTATGCCATGTGGGTCAGCGCAAAATTCCACCTCCATGTAATTCGCACATTCGAATTGGTGGCGGCGAACGATGCGGTGATTCCCCAGGAGCGGCGCCTTCCAGTGGCGGCCGACAACTTTGATGCCGCCAAGCGCATAGCCGAGAGCCTGGGCCTCGAAGGAAATCAGGCCATCCTGAGCGCTAACAGTATGGTCCGCTCAGCCATCGGCATCGACTTGATGGAAATGGCCGGCGTGCAGCGCCTGGTTAACGAAGCGCAAGAGCTGAATTACACGCCGACAGAGCTTGGCTCGAAGTTCGGCATGAGCGCGGTCAGTATGAACAAGCTGCTGGCTCAATGCGGCCTTCAACATCATGTGACCTACAAGCCCGGCAAGAAGCGCTGGGAAGTCACTCCGGAGGGCAAGGAGTTTGCCGTGATTACCGACACAGCCAAGAAGCACAGCGACGGCAAGCCTATTCAGCAGATCCTCTGGAAGGAGTCGGTGGCTAAGCCACTGAAGCGCCTGGCAGAGAAGCTTCAGGCCGAAATGCCAGAGGTTGTCGGGCACGGCCTTTCGAGGTAACCGCTAGATCAAGGTCGAACCCCGCCAAAGCGGGGTTTTGGCGCTTCCTCCCGAAGATGGTAGATTTTGCCCATCAACAAGGAGGGCGCGTATGAAGCGTTTGGCATTGGTGGCGATAACTGCTGCTGTCCTGGCCGGCAGTGCCGGTATGGCTATGGCTGTAACGGTCAACGACTCAATCGATCGATTTACCGGAATAAGGAAGGTCATGTGGACTCCTGTTCCTCAGAATCCAGAGGAATTCACGCTTACCACTGCATTTTACGCCAGAAAAGAATCAGGATTATCGCAGTTGAACATCAGTCTCATCACTTGGGCTGATCAGCAGCAGTACAAGACCTGCAACCATACGTTCTGGCTCGCCGATGGTAAAAAAATCGAAGGGATGAATTCCCAGTACTCGGCAAGGCACACGAAAAACGCAGTGATTGAGACGTTCGAGCTGAGCCCGACAAAGGAAGCGCTAGCCGCGCTTGAGTCGGCAAATAAGGTTGAGTTCAGGGTTTGTAATACTGAAGGTTTTGTAAGCGATGACGACCTAAGCGGGTTCAAGGCTGTTTACGCCGAGAGCAAGAAGTGAAATAAGAAATATGAGGCCGCCTTCGGGCGGTTTTTTTATGCCCGGAGAATATCATGACGACAATTGCAGACCTCGGGATTCGAGTCGACTCCGGCGATGCTGTAGAGGCCGCCGACAACTTGGAGCTGATGGTTGATGCGGGCAGCAAGGCAGAGGCGTCTGCCGGAAAAACAGGCAGGGCGTGGGAGTCGGTCCTGCTTGGGATGCGCGGCGACACCAAGCAGATCGTAACCGAGCTGCAGGCTTTGAACGCCAAGCAGGCCGAGCTGGCCCAGCAAATGACCACCGTTGGCCGAGCGGTTGGCACGGCATCGGCTGCGTTTACCACGGCTGCCGCGAGCTTGGCATCTATTCGCGCGGGCGCTGAGCAGGCGGGTCAGGCACAAACCGTGCTGGGCGCTCAAACCGATAACGCCGCTCAAGCTGGTCGGCGCGCATCAGAAAGCGCAGAGGAGCAGCAGGCTCGCCTGCTTGCAGTGGCACGAACTGCCCTGGAAGCGAGCGACTACACCCAGACACTGACCCGGGCCACGCTTCAAGCAGCTGACGCCAACCGACAAGCCAGCAGCGTTCTTTCGGACCGGGCCAGCCAGCAAGCCGCGGTTGCAAGTCGCGTGCAGGCAATGAAGGCTGCAGAGGAGAGGCTGGCCGGTTCAAGCAAGTCTGCGGCCTCTGCCCAGCGCGATCAGGCAAGAGAGCTTGATGGCCTGCTCAGCAAAATTGACCCAACTGTAGCAGCCCTCGGTCGCCTCGATGAGATGGAGAAGAGACTGAAGGGATTCAGAGCCTCCGGCGCCTTGGATGGCGAGACCTTCACCGAGTACAAGTCGAAGATTGATCAAGCCCGTGAAGCGCTTGGAGGGGCAGATGCATCGCTGAGCAAGACCGGCATGACAGCCAAAGCAACGGCTGCTGCGCTAAGAAACGTCCCAGCTCAATTTACCGATATCGTTGTTTCGCTCCAGGGCGGCCAGGCACCGCTGACGGTCCTGTTGCAGCAGGGTGGACAACTGAAGGACATGTTCGGCGGAATTGGGCCTGCCGCTAAAGCTCTTGGGGGATATGTAGCAAGCCTGTTCACTCCCTTCACGGTTGCGGCTGCTGCAGCTGCTGGGCTCGGATACGCATTTTACAAGGGATCTGAGGAGGCAGATGCATACAGCAACTCTCTCATTCTCACTGGTAACTCCGCTGGCGTTACAGCCGATCAGCTTGGCGTTATGGCGAAGCAGATAAGCAGCACTGTTGGAACAACTGGCGCCGCAGCTGCCGCCCTTGCAAGCATCGCTGGCAGTGGGAAGATCGCTGGCGATAGTTTTCAGCAGGTTGCGCAGGCTGCTATTTCTATGGAAGTGGCAACTGGAAAGGCCGTATCCGATACCGTCGCTGAGTTCAGCAAGCTAGCCGACGACCCTGTTAAAGCCTCTATCGCGCTTAACGAACAGTATCACTACCTAACCGCCTCGGTGTATGCGCAGATCGCAGCTCTAGAGCAGCAAGGGAAGCATGCAGACGCGGTCAAGCTGGCTACTGATTCTTTGGCTGATGCTATCAATGACCGAGCTCCAAAGATAATCGAAAACCTCAGCTGGTGGGAGCGCGGTTACAACGCAGTGGCAAAAGCTGCTGATTTCGCAAAAAATGCTGGCCGCAACAACATTGACGACGAGATAGCTCAAGCGCAGAAGGACTTGACGCGAGCGCAAAATGGAGACGTTGGATACTTTCAAACTGTTGATGAAATGGTCACCTTCTACGGCGATCAGCTGCAATTCCTCAAAGACAAGAAGGCCGCACAAGAAGACATTGCGAAGTTTGACAAGGAGCAGGCTGATGCGAACGAGCGCTCGATCAGCGCAATGGCCAAGGTTGACGCGCTGGAGAAGTCTGCCTGGACAAATTCCCGCAAGCGCAGTGAGGCGCTGAAAGAATACGAGCGCTCGCTGGAGAGTATCCGCAAGACCAACCCGAATGATGCAAGGCTTTCTCCGGAAAGAGTGGCCCTGGTCCGCTCCAATATCGAGGAGCAGTACAAGGACCCGAAGACCCCGGCGTATCGTGAGAGCGCAGGAACTCGGGCACTTGATCAGGCTCGCCAGCAATACTCGGTGCTCCAGCAGCAGAACACCCTGATTGGCGCTCAGCGCGGCGAGGTGCAGAAGCTCGGCGAGGCCGGACAGGCCTTGGTGAAGTGGGAACAGCAGCTGGCCGATATCAAGGACAAGAAGGTCCTCACCGCCGACCAGAAGTCGTTGCTCGCCAACCAGCAGCAGATCACCACCCAGCTCAAGAAGAATGCTGAGCTGGAGAAGGAAATGCAGCTTCGCAAGGTTGCCACTGAGGACGCACAGAAGCTTGCGGCCTTCCAGGCCAACCTGAATAGCCAGTTGCAGCGCTCGTCGGTAGGTCTGAATAACAGCCTCGCCGGTGCTGGCTTGGGAGACCAGGCCAGACAGCGCATTGAAGAGCGGTTCAGTATCGAGCAGCAATATCAGCAGCAGATGGACAATCTGCTGGAGCAGCGAAACACTGGAAAACTCGATTCAGACCTGTACGAGAAGCAAAACGAGGCGCTCCGTCAGGCTCTGGATCAGCGCCTAGCCATGCAGGAGCAGTACTACCTTCGGGTAGATGAGCAGCAGTCCAGCTGGTCGCTCGGCGCGAAGGCTGCCTTCAACACCTACCTCGAGCAGGCCCAGAACGTAGCAGGCCAGACACGAACGTTGTTCACCAACGCCTTCAGCAACATGGAAGACGCGGTGGTCACCTTCGTGAAAACCGGCAAGCTGTCCTTCAAGGACTTTGCCGACGGCGTGGTCGAGGACCTGATCCGCATCCAGGTGCGGCAAGCGGCGGCTGGGTTCCTTGGTTCTGCATTCGGATTCATGACGGGCGGCAGTCAGGTGCTGGGGCAGGGCACCATGACCGGCTTCAGCGAGACCATTGCCTCTTCAGGATTCTCGGGTGGCGGTTACACCGGCGACGGCGGCAAGTTCGAGCCGAAAGGCGTTGTGCACGGCGGCGAGTTCGTCCTTCGCAAGGAAGTGGTGGCCCAGCCGGGCATGCGCAATTACCTGGAAGGCCTCAACGTCAAGGGCTATGCCTCTGGAGGCTTTGTGACGCCGCGTGTCGCCTCAAACGCAGCGTCCTATGCTGGCGGCCAGTCGGATACCTCGATCGGCTCGATGCCTGCGATCAAGCAAGAAATCACCGTTCAGGGAACTGCCGACGACGCCACCCTGGCCCGCATCCAGCAGGCTGCTCAAAAGGGTGCACAGGACGGCTATAACCTGGTGCTGCGCGACTTCAAGATGAACGGGCCGGCGCGGCAGCTGATCGCCCGCAACCGATAGCAAGAAGGAGTACTGCATGGCTATCCAATGGCCGGCATCGCTGCGCCCGTCGGAAATGACGTGGGGCATAGTCAACAACAGCCGCGCCTTCACCTCGACGCTCTCCAATGCCCAGCAGATTGTCGGGCAGCCGGGAGCGTACTGGCAGTGCACGATCACCTTCGGGCTTCTGACCAGGCGGCAAGAGCGCGAGCTTTCCGCCTTCCTCGGGCGCCTGGATGGGATGTTCGGCACGGTAAACCTGCCGGCGTTCACCAGGCGACGGGCGAACAACGTCGGCGCACTGAAGGTGGTGAGCGGGCCGGCGCAGGCCCGGGCCATTCAGATCAACGGAGCCACTGCGAACGCACAGGTGTTCTCTATGGGGGACTACCTGACGATCGCCGGCGAGATGTTCGAGGTGGTTCAGCCGGCGACGGCGAACGCCCAGGGCGTGGCAGTGGTGCAGATCAATAAGCGCATTCGGCGCTCAATTACGGCCGGAACGGCAATTGAGTACCTTAACCCGTACTCAGAAATGCGCATGACCCAGGACACCTGGAGCATGACCGTGCGCCAGGCCGTGTCGAACGGCAGCTACCAGTTCAGGGAGGCCTTCTGATGCCCTCGACGTTCCCATTCAGCCAGAGCGTGGTCGATATCATCGCCACCGGCAAATTCCTCAGCGTGTACGCCTGCCAGCTCGACTTCGAGGATGGCCCGGTATACGCGCACACAGGTACCGGTGACCTGGTGATCGGCGGCATCACGTATCTAGGGGTAGGTCAGTTCGGCGAGGTCGGGCAGTCGCAGGAGAGCGACAACTCGAACTCGCCCATGTCGATCGACCTGGCCCTCACCGGCCTGGACAGCTACATCATCACCGAGACCAACATCCGGGGATGCCGCGGGCGCTCGGGCAAGCTCATGTTTGTGGTTTTCGACGAGCAGGGCAACTATGCCGCCGACATCCTGTTTTCGGGCCGCATGGACGCCGCCACCTTTTCCTACGCCGGCAACGGTGAGGATGGCAACAAGATCACCGTCCCTATCGTGGACCGGATGGCCGAGTGGAGCCGCACGGGCACAGAGCGGTTCACCGACGAGAACCACCGGGCCCGCCACCAGGGCGACCGGTTCTTCTACGCCATCGCCCAGATGTCCGAATGGCCCATCTACTGGGGATCCAAGAAGGACGCCCCGACGTTCACCTACGAGAAATAGCCATGCGCTACCGAGACTGGACCACACGCCTCAGCGAAGTGATCAAGGCCGCCTTAGAGCGGCCTTTTTCATGGGGCGAATTTGACTGCTGCCTGTTCGCAGCAGACTGCGCGGTAGCGGTATGCGGTACCGACCCGGCCGAGGCGTACCGCGGCACCTACAAGACCGAGGCAGGGGCGAAACGGGCGCTGAAGAAGCAGCACGGAAGCCTTGAGGCGGCATGGGATGCCTGCTTCGCCCGGGTTGCGCCGGCATTCATCCAGCGCGGCGACATTGCCATGTACGAAGCGCCCGGTGGCCGTTCCATGGCCGTGTACTGGGCAAACGAATTCTGGGCGACCACTGACGACGGGGTGGCCCGCGTGGTGTGCGACCCACTTGCAGTCTGGAGAGTTGAATAATGTCCGGTGGCGTCAGGAAGATTGCTCAAGTCGCCGTCGGCGCGGTCATTGGCTTCGTGCAAGGCGGCCCGGTGGGCGCCGCCATTGGTGCGGGCCTGGCATTTTATGCTGCAGAGCAGCAGGAAAAGCTCAATACGAAGTCGCCTCTGCGCGACAACGAGCCGTCGGCGCAGACTGTCCGATCGTCCAAGGCGCCCGCGCGCTTCATCCTTGGCCGGGTCAGCACCGGTGGCGTGCTGGTCTGGGCGCAGGAGCAGGTCGGTGACCAAACCGATGGCGAGTGGCTGCACCTGGTGTACGTCCTCTGTGAAGGCCCGGTCGACGCCCTGGAGAACATCTACCTGGGCGAGGAGGAGATTGCCACCTACGGCGAGCACGCTTCCTACGAGCTCGTGGTCAACCCGACGACGGTGAACGCCTTCCTCAAGGTCAACTGCCCGGACTGGAAGGACGAGCAGATTGGTCGCGGGCTGTCCTTCGTGCGCCTGTCGCTGAAGTACAGCTCCGAGAAGTTCCCGTCGGGCATCCCCGACGCACGCTTCATCGTACGCGGCCGCAACGATATCTACGACCCGCGCACCGGGATGTCCATCTACACCGAGAACACCGCGCTGCACATCCTGTGGTTCCTCCGCAACCGATGCGGCGTGCCGGACGATGAGATCGTGTTCGAGACGTTCGCCAGCGGCGCGAACGTCTGCGACGAATCGGTCGGTAACCCTGACAACACCACCAGCCCGCGCTACCGCAGCAGCTGCGTGATTGGCGCCGACGAGCAGCGCACCAACGTGCTGCAGAAGCTCGAGGCTGCCTGCGGCGGCCGGACTATCCGGGTCGGCGGGCGCTGGATGTTTCAGGCCGGTGCCTACTACGGCCCGTACGACTTCGAGATCACCGAGGACATGGTGATCGGTACTATCACAGGCAGCACCGAGCCGACCAATGACGCGGCGATCAACACGGTGCGCGGCACCTTCATCGATACCTCGCAGTCGTGGACAGAGACCGATTACCCTGAGGTCAGCGTTGTCGAATGGGTGGTCGAGGACGGCGGGGAGGCTGCGGAAACGCTGTCATTTTCCTATGTCACTGACGCCTACCAGGCCCAGCGTCTGGCGAACATCGAGCTTCGCCGCCGGCGCGCGGGTGGCACCATCAGCATTCCCATGAACTTCCTGGGCTACAACTGCCGGCCTGGTCGCGCCGTGCGCGTGAACCTGCCATCACTGAACATCTTGGGCGAGTTCATCGTCACCAACTGGAGTATGGGGGCTGACCAGGGCTGCACCGCCCAGCTTCAGCAGTACGATGCCGCGCAGTTCGATGATGCCGTGGGCCAGCCATACAACCCAATCGGCTTCATAAACCTCCCGGCAGGCGGCCTGGGCAGTCCAACCGGGCTAGCCTGGACGGTTGACGAGTCGGCAGAGATTACCCAAGGCGTTTTGAGCTGGGTGCAGCCGGCCGGCATTGTGACCGCATACGCTGTCACCGTACGACAAGGCGCCAACGCTGTTCAGGCCCAGCAGGTGCCGGCAACCACCCTGCAGCTGCCGCTGTCCGGCCTGCCCTCTGGCAGCTACACCATGAGCGTGGCTGCCATGGGCCCGCTGACACGCTCCGGCGAGGCGAGCATCACCGTAAGCATCGACGGACCTCCGATCCCCGAGACGTGCGTGGTGCAGTCGACCTTCGATAGCATCACCCTGATCCCGCGGAATACACAACATGGCTTGAATGGGGGCACCTACGAGTACTTTTTCTCCACCAATCCGCAGGCGACAGAGGGCGATTACCTGGGGCAGGGCCTGACCCTGACCCATACCGGGCTGGCATTTGCCACCAACTACGCCTACTTCGTGCGCTCAAGGAATGCATACGGAGTGAGCGCCTTCCTAAAGGTTGTCGCGTCGACCTCCAATGACGTGACAGCGCTCTTGGCTGCTCTGGCCGAAAAGATCGGCAAGGGGCAGCTGGGTCAGGAGCTGCTCAAAGAGATCGAGCTGATATCGGGCGACGGCCCCGGCTCGGTAAACGAGCGCCTGGAGGCTGCGAAGGACGAGCTGATTGATCGCATCGACCAGATCACTGACGCGCTCGCCTATGACCCGGAAAAGGAATATGTGGCGGGTGACGTGGTGCGCCAAGGGCAGCGCCTGTTCCAGGCGATTGCTGCCGTTCCTGACGGTGCAGCTCCGCCAAACGCCAGCTACTGGGCAGACATCGGAACCATCCTTGAAACTGCAAATGCGCTGGCCTTCCAGGTTGAGCAGAACACCACGGCTATTACCGAGCTAGACGGCAAGGTCGCGGCATCGGCCAGCCAGCTGCAGGCCCTGCAGGCAGCCTGGCGCGACGACGACGGAGAAGGCGAGCTCGCAGACGCCATGAAAGGCTGGGATTCCACCGCCCGATTTGCTGATGAAGTGCGCGTTCGCGCTACCCAGAACGAAGCCACCGTTACTCGACTGACCACGCTGGACGCTCAGGTCGCCGGTAATACGGCTGGGATCAGCAACCTTGAGCAAGTGGTTGCTACGAACGAGCAGGCGACGGCCAGCAGGCTGAGCCAGCTGAAGACAGAGGTCGACGGCAACGCCTCGCATATCCAGGAGGTGAACGAGTCCCTTTCCAATACGGATCAGGCGCTTGCTTCGCTACGCACCTCGGTCGAGTCGGTCTATACGGCGGGTCGCGGGGATAGTGGAGAGGGTGACCTTACCGGCGCGCTCGATGCCTGGCAGACCAAAGCCAAGATTGCCACCGAGGTGCGCACGCTCGCAGATGCCGATCAGGCCCTGGCTCGGAAATCCGACACGCTCGAAGCATCCCTCAGCCAGACCGCTGCCTCTGTTCAGCAGGTGAGCGAAGCGGTGGTCGGCGTCGATGGGCGGGTCCGTGCCCAAACCACCATCAAGGCTCAGACCATCGTGGGCGGCCGGAAGGTGATGGCCGGCCTTTCGGTCGGCACCGACGGCGACACTTCGGAAATCTTGGCATTCGCACAGCGGTTCGGCGTGGTTGACGAGGTCAGTGGCCAGTTGATCCTGCCCTTTGTGGTCCAGGGCGGCCAGGTCTTCATCAACTCTGCGGTGATCAACACAGCGTTCATCCAGCAGATCGTGGCCGGTATGACTATCAGGTCGGCCGCGCTCAATTCGCAAGGCTTGCCGCTGCTGGAGATCAACTTCGCCGCCGGCACCTTCACGCTCCGTGGGCAGGATGCCAACGGTTCGACGCTGCTGAACAACGGCGGCTTGTATGTGTACGACGTCAATGGCATCGAGCGCACGGCAGTGGGGAGAATGACCTGATGGCTGTTCAATATGGGCTCCGGACGCGAGATGCGGCCGGGGCCATCACCCTGGATACCACCATTACACCCATCCGCTCGCTGAAGATGATGCAAGTGACCGGGGATGGTGCTCTCGACCAGACCATATCGGTACCGGAGATTCAGGCGGCTTCGTTCGTGGTGGTCGACGCCCTGTTCGATGGAGGCGAAAGCACCTTCAGCCCGCAGGCCTGGTATTCCCAAGGTCAGCTCCAGCTTCGAAGGCCGATGACCAGGCAGTGGCAGGTGATGATCCTGTCGCAGGGCGGTGAGCCATTTGCGGCCCCGGGTAGTTACGGAATCCGGGCGAACAATAACAACGTCCGCACGCAGATTGATGCCATCAACAGGGTTCTGACCGTTAGGTATAGCGGGAACATGAACCTGGGCCTGCAAGGATCTGGATCAGGGAATTTCATTCAGTGGGGCGAGGCAGTGTTCGCTGCGCCCATCACAACTTATGAAAGGCCGCTGATTTTCTTCAATGCAGCCGATTACATGATGATCGGAAATTTCTACATCAGAGGGTCACCAGGCAACTGGACGGGCTTCAGGATCAGGGCCTATCCATCTACCCAGGCACATGGAAGTGCCGGCAACAACCCTATGTTGATCAAATGGTTCTGCGCGAGTTACATGACCCCAAACGCACCGGCAGACACATTCGGAGCGTCGGTTAAGGACGCGGCCGGCAACCGTCTCTTCATGACCTCCGCCAACCTTTCGCTGCTGAATAGTCAGCCCTCGATCAACTCCTTCGCTACTGCCGGTACGCCGATCACCGGAGCCGGCTATTACGCCTCACCGTCCCAGATGCCCTGGACCGGCAGCTATGACGACTACGTGCTCGGCAATGCACTTTTCTCGAACACCAACGTTGGTCAGTCGGCGCAGCCGTACAGAGCGAACTTTGGCGGCTTTCTTCCCGGCAATCGCTCGGTGCTCCAGATGTATTGCGAAAACCAAGACGGAATCAATCCGGCAACAGTGAATGGGCGAACGCTTTTTGCCTCTCGCCCAATGAAACCTATTTAAAAGGAACAACCCATGCCATGGTACAGAACGGGCACTGTCGCGATCACGGCCGGCCAAACGACGGTGACCGGAACCGGCACCAATTTCTCCGCAAACTCCCGGGTAGGTGACGCATTCCAAGGGCCAGATGGTCGCTGGTACGAGGTGACCAACATCGCCAGCGGCACAGTGCTGAGCATTTTGCCGGCCTATCAAGGCGCAACAGTGAGCGGTGGCACCTACGGCCTGGCACCGATGCAAGGCTATGTGAAGGAATCGGCCGATCGTCTGCGCCAGATCGTTGACCAGTGGGGCAGTACGCTTGCCGGCCTGGGCTCTGTCTCCGTTGAAAACGTGGTGCCAGTGGCCAAAGGCGGTACCGGTGGCACCACCCAGGCGGGAGGCCGTTCGGGGCTGGGACTGAAAGCCGCAGCTGTCGCGGACATCCTCGGCACGGTGAGCCAATCCGGCGGCGTTCCCACGGGCGCGATATACGAGCGCGGGTCCAATGCTAACGGCGAATACGTGAAGTTCGCAGACGGCACGATGATTTGCTCTGGCCTGAAAGATCTCGGAACGCAGACTTTCTCTGCAGTTGGTGGGGTTTTTTATACTGGGCCATTTAACCCGATATCTTTCCCCGCAACATTCGTCGGCATCCCGAAAGTCAATATAGGCGTGATCTCTTCGATCGGCCTAGCCTGGGCATCACAGGGATCTGCGTTCGCCTCGACTACGGCTAGCGCAGGCTTCTTTGTGCTCAACACATCTGCAGCTTCTAACTCTCTCACTGCTGTCTACATTGCTGTCGGAAGGTGGTTCCCATGATTATCAAGCTCTCTCCGATCCGTTCTGACCTGGAACTGACCGTGCGCAAGGATGGCGATATCCTGGTTATCAACGGGGTCTCCTTTGACTTCAGCCGGCTTCCTGACGGTGCAACACTTCCGGCTTTGGCAGTGGGTAGTGACACCGTTCTGGACCCTGTTGAACGAGTCAATGGCGACCTCACCATCACCCTGATGCTTCCGCATGCCGCAGATGCTGGTGAATCCGCGAGGTTCCCGGTCGATATCGTGAACCCGGCAAATGGGGCTGTGACTATTCCCGGGCAGGACGCTGCGGAATCTTCGCAAGCCGTTGCCGGCGTGATCGATTGGTCTCAGATGGTCACCGCCGAAGCCAAGGCCCAGGTGGCTGCTGAGCAACTACTGGCGAAGGTTGTCGCTGAAGTCGCCCGGCACAGGCTGGTTGCTGATACGGCAATTGCACCCTTGCAGGATGCAGTCGACCTGGATGAGGCCACGGATGCCGAGGCCGCGCTGCTGAAGGAATGGAAGCGTTACCGCGTCGCCTTGAACCGCCTGCCCGAGCAGAAAGGGTACCCCAGCGAAATCGACTGGCCATCTTTGCCTTAAGTTCTCATTTTAGACTGGCTCCATCTATCAAAAGATTCAGTCACTAATGAAGGGTTTGCCCATAGTCGATTAAATGGAAATTGATTATTCCATAGAGTGCACATGATTCTTTGGTCTATTGATTCGTTTTTATTCTCGATTGCAACCGCAACCCCTATTACTAGACCTAAAATATAAGAGGGCGGAAGATTCCATGTTTCTCCGATTGTTAACCCATGTTTACTGCTGAAGTTAATTTTGGTGTCGAGTTGCCCTTCGTGAAGTAGCGGATTCCTTGCGAGCTTATAGAATGCCTCTGGGAATGTCGTTCCATTTATAGTTGTTCGGACGAAGTTGTTGCATCCTATCAAGCTAATTGTGTCGAGCTGATCGTCAATGAATTGTTTGATTCTGGGGCCGGGTCCGAGCTTTGGGTATCGCTTTTTTGCACTTTTATCTAGAGCGGGGAACAAGTGAATAAGGGATTCTTCATTCTCCCCTTTTTTCGCGTGTCGTAAAGCGGACTCAACTCTTCGGCTTATCGAGCTAGGGTTGACCATGATTAAAATCTCAATCTCGGAGAAATTGTATTTTGAATAAAGCACGTGGCGTACGTAATAACAACCCCGGCAACATCGATTTCAACCCTCGCAACGATTGGCAGGGCCAGATCGGAAAGGAACCTGGTGGCCGCTTCGCTATCTTCGACACGCCCGAGAACGGCATCCGTGCCCTGGGCAAGCTGCTGATCAACTATCGCGGCAAAGACGGTCTGCCCGGCGTGGGCGGCAAGGGCATCGACACCGTGCTCGAGACCATCAACCGCTGGGCGCCGAGCAACGAGAACGACACCCAGGCCTATGCCTCTGCCGTGGCTAAGCGCATCGGCGTGCGCACCACCGACCCGATCGACATCCGAAACCCGGCCACGCTTAAGGGAATGGTGATCAGCATCATCATCCACGAGAACGGCGGCAACCCATACCCGCCGGCGATCATTGATGAAGGCGTGCGGCGGGCGCTGGCATGACCTGGCTGTGCGCGGTACCGGCCTGGTGCTGGTGGTTGATCGCCCTGGTGCTGGTCGCCGGCGGCCAGCAGTACCGGGTGGTGGTGGCGCAGGGCGAGACCGGCACTTCCCGCGCAGAGCTGGCCGACTACCGCCTGCAGGTGGCTGAGCGTGATCGGCGCGTGGCGGCCCTGGCCAGAACCGAGGAACAGCGCCGCCAGGCCGTGGCGGACAAGGAGGGGGAGAATGCACGACAACAACTGGAGCTGGCCCAAGGCCGCGCTGCTGCTGCTGAGTCTGCTGCTGGCGGCATGCGCGGGGAAATCGCCCGACTGCGCGCCGGCCACCGAGCCACCTGCGACACCATCGCTGCCCAGCAGCGCCAGGCAGGAACCTCTGCCGTCGTGGTGCTCGGGGGATTGCTTGAAGAGTCTGACCGAATGGCGGGAAGCCTCGCGGCAGCGCTTGAGCGAAGCCGAATAGCTGGGCTTGCGTGCGAGGCGGTGGTGGATGGCATAAAGGCGAGGCGCTGACCGGCAGTTGCCCGTGGGCAGGTCAGACCGCTACGATACTGTATCTATATACAGTATTGGTGCCATATGTACTTCCTCCTCGTGCGCCGCCGTGAGCGCGGCGTGGCCATCCCGAGCGATCAGCTCAAGAAGATCAAGCCGATACGGGCCGACGTGCATATAGAATACGGCAACAGCCAAGTGCTGGGTCGCCCGTGCATTGAGGCCTGGGTATTCAACCCGACACCGAGTGGTGACATCATCCCGCGCCTGCACGATGCCTGCGTGAACGGCATGGCTACCCTCGGGATGAACATCACTGGCTTCGAAGAAATCGACGGCGTGGTCTACGCGCAGTCTTGGTGGTGCCGGCTGGAATGATGAGCCAGCTGCCGCGCGAGTGGGTCGCTGCGCTCGACAATCAGTGCAACCTGGCCACCGATCCTGAGAAGCACGCGGCCAAGCTGGTGAGCATGGCGTTCGAGTGCTGGCGCCGGCGTGAGGTGGACGACCTACAGCTGTCCGACATGCTGGAGATGGCCGAGGCGGCCAGGTGGTTCGGCCTGAGCGAGCACGAGGACGCTTATGCTATCGGCCTGTTCAGTTGCCGCGAGCCAGAGCCTGACCACTATGTGCACGAGATCCTGCGGAAGGGGGACAGCTAGGCGGGGCCTTAGCCTGGGGGCAGCACCATGTCCGCCCATTCCTGCATCATCCCGCGCCTCTGCTCTATATAGGTGGCGTGGTTGTACACATCCCGGATAGAGCTGCTGTCCGCGTGGGCCAGCTGACGCTCGATCCAGTCCTTGTTATAGCCGCGGCTGTTCATCTCCGTGGAAAACAGGTGACGGAACCCGTGCGGAGACTGGCGGCCCGTGTATCCGCACCGGTCCAGCAGGTTCACGGCGTAATTGATGCCGATCGGTCGCACCGCATCGGACCGGTTAGGGAACACGTATTTCATCCCGCCGGAGATCGGCAGCATCGAGCGCAGCAGTTCGACGGCCTGGCGCGACAGCGGGACCACGTGATCGCGGCGCATCTTCATCTTGTTGGCAGGAATCGACCAGGTGGCCGTGTCCAAGTCGATCTCCGACCACTCGGCCTTGCGCACCTCTGCCGGTCGGCAGGCCGTGAGGATGAGCAGCTTCGTTGCGCACTGCAGCTGGAGGCCTGACTGGCTGCCCTCGATGGCCTTGATGATGGTCGGCATCTCCGTGAAAGCTAGGAACGGTCGGTGCTTGTGCGGTGCCATCTTCTCCGTGACTGTGTGCATTTCCGCCGTGGGGTTGTTCTCGATCATGCCGGTGGCTATCGCATAGCGGAAAACTTGGCCCATCCACTGTCGGGCTTTAACCGCAGTGGTAAGCGAGCCGCGGCGCTCGATGCGCCGGATCAGCGTGATCACGTCGGATCGCTTGATCGAATCGATCTGGCGCAGGCCGAAGGCCGGAAGTACATCCAGCTCCATCGCGTTAGAAATGATCTTGGCCGTCGACTCGGTCAAGCTTCCCTTCCTGAATTCCAGCCACTCGTCATAGACGCGGCGGAATGTCCTCTCTTGGGCGCCCAGGCGCTCTGCCTTCTTCATCCTCCTTGATTCGCGCGGGTCCGTTCCCTGCGCCACCTCTTCGCGCGCCTCATCCCTCCGCGCACGCGCCTCCTTCAAACCGATCTCCGGGTAAGTCCCGAGCGAAATTCTGGCCTGCTTGCCTAGCCAGGTGAACCTGAAATGCCAACTCTTCACGCCGGTGTAGGCGATGTACAAAGAGAGCCCGAGCGAGTCCGCAAGGGTGTAGCCCTTTTCCCGGGGCTTGGCCTGCCTGGCCGCGGTGTCCGTGAGCGCCACTAGTACATTGCCTCTCGCTGGTCTGTTTGATGTACTGGATGATGTACTAGCTTTTTGGGATTGGGAAGGTACAGAGTGGTACGAGGCGATACGCCAATGACGCCGCATTCAGGGCGTCATGGCTGTTTGTGGTATCGCTCGGTTTTCGGCGGGAATCCACTGTGGAATCTTTGAAAATTTCCAC